ACTAGGACTTGAGCATGATAACGAGGGCTAGGGCAGTCTCGGAGCTTGAGCGCATTGCCAAGGGCCTCGAGGCACTCCACAAGCTATGGCTCCCCCACCCTGCTCAGATCATGATCGGCCGCGCTCTACTCGCAGAGCGTAAACGTCTAGTCTTTGCTCAATGCGGACGTAACTTCGGGAAGACCGAGTTAATGAGCTACCTACTCTGGCGCTGGGCGTACACGTTCCCAGGCTCGGAGAACTATTACTTTGCACCTTACCAGAAGCAAGCGAAGGAAATCCTCTGGGCCAGCCGGAGGATTCAATCCTTCGGACCTCTGTCATGGGTGCGATCCATCAACAACACCGAGTCTCGCATTGAGTTCGAGAACGGCTCCTTTATCAAACTAGACGGCTCGGACAACGTAGACGCTTATCGAGGGGTGAAGCCTAAGGGCCTCATTGTCTATGATGAATATAAAGACTTCAGGCCAGAGTTCCACGATGCTTTTGATCCGAACCGTGCAGCGCATGACGCTCCTCTATTCGTGATCGGCACACCCCCTGAGACTGAGAATCACTTCGTTACCCTAGCTGCAGAATGTCTGCGAGACCCTGCTAAGGCTTTCTTCCGGTTCCCCACATCATCGAACCCTCACATCCCCAAGCAATGGTTAGACGTGAAGAAAGAGGAGCTTTACGCCAAGGGTGAGGGTGACAAATGGGAGCGTGAGTATGAGGCCCTATTCGTTCGCGGTGGGGCTTCGACTATCTTTCCCATGTTCGATCCATCCAAACACGTTAGGCCGCATGGCTCTATCTTAGCTGAGATCGCAAAGGACATGCGGAAGCTTGACTGGTACCTATGGGCAGATCCTGCAGGTGCGTCGTGCTTTGCTGTTCTATTTGTGGCGATCAATCCTTACAGCCGTAAAGTCTATGTCCTGGATGAGATCTATGAAACCAGGCAAGCTGAGATGACCGTGGTTAAGATCGGGAACCGCATCCTAGCCAAGCGTCGCGAGTTACAGCCTAAGAAAGAATGGCGTCAAGGATATGACGAAGCTGAGACCTGGTTCGCAAATGAGATGCTGGACCATTTCAACGAGGGATTTGAACCGACTAGCAAGGCTAAATCTGACAAGGTATCTGGTCTAAGCTTAATTAAGGATATTCTGCTAGACAGTAACATAATCTTATCTGACCGATGCGAGAAGTTAAGATGGGAGATGCTGAACTATCGCAAGGACGATAAGGGTAAGATTTTAAAACAGAATGACCATGCGATTGATTGCTTGCGATATGTATTGGACGCAGACAAATATAACCTAGTGCGCACAACGGAATATATTCCGGAAGCTTCCGAAGACTTTCGAGGGTCTAGGATTACCGACGACTTTCCAGGATTCACCGAAACAGGTGAGCCGATGGACGAATGGGAGATTGACTGATGACTTGGATGGCAGCTGGGTTTTCTATCATGTTTGTTGTTCAGGTATTTTGCCTGGGTGTACTTTGGTGGGTCACCACTGAAGTTAAAGCCATGCAGAAATCGACTCATTCTATTCAATATGTTCCGGCTGACAGTGCGTTTCAAAAGGTCTCTGAGGAACTTCGTGAGACTCTGAACAAGGACATTTTCGAAAATCTTCAGTAAGGTTAAACCATGAGCACGACTGCCTATTCTTTCGACGATCTGAACGCGGACAAGGTTTACAACCAGCCCGCGAAGCCTATTTACGCGATCGATCTAGACGATCCTAAGAATGAAAAAGAGATTCTCAATTGGCTTAATGCGGAGCTTGACTTCCTGCATCATGAGAATGAGCCAAGGATTAGGATTCAGCGGAGGAACCTAGCCCTTTATAAAGGGATTCAATATCAGGAGTCTGAAGCACGCGCAGAGAACCGAGATCGTGCTGCTGATCGTTCTACGTTCCTTCGCAAGATTGTAGCTAACCACCTATTCGACCTGACTAAGAATAGAGCTTCTAGGCTGATTAAATTTCGCCCGGCTGTAGCAGTTCTTCCGACTAATGATGAGCTTCAGGATAAGCTGTCAGCTAAGGCTTGTAAGGGTCTTCTAGACCATATCTGGTACGAAAATGACTTTGAGGGCGTGGTTCAACTTGAGCTCGCAACTCACGCCATGATCACAGGCGAGTCCTATCTGTTTATTGAATGGGATGAAGACAAGGGTCCGCTCAGTCCAGCTTATGTGGAAGCTAAGAAGAAGCATGGGAATCAAATCCCGCTTCTCGATGAGAATGGTCAGCAACGTAAAGATAACAACGGCAAACCAATGTTTGTCGAAAAGCCTATTCGAATCGGTGACATCAATTACCGAATTGAGCTTTCTCCAGAGGTGATGCTTGATAAGCAACCTCGGCTTTCAGCGGTTAAGTATTGCTTTACCCGCCGACAATATTCTGTCGATGCACTTCGGATTGAGTATCCTGAAAAAGCTGGCGACATTAAAAGTCATAATGACCAAATCTATGATTATGACCGCATGGAAATCCGCCCAGTTCGGAATGAGGTGACGGTATTCACTTTCATTGCCAAGAAACAACCTGGGATGGAAAAGGGTCGGCTAATTCGATTCACCAAGGATTGTATTCTTGAGAATATCGATGCGCCATTTTCTCATGATGGGATGCCGTTCATTCGGTTTACTGACATTGACTTTCCTGGTGAGCTTTATGGTCACAGCTTCTTCGAAATCGTCAAAGGATTGACGGGGACTTATAACAATCTAACCAACATGATTCTGCGCAATATCCTGCTGGTATCGCATCCTAAATGGATGGTTCCTGCAGGGTCGGTTGCGTTGGATAAGCTTGGCAATGATATCACCATTGTTCAGTATAAAGGGCCTCAGCCGCCTCAGCTTGCGGTTTCCCAGAGTGTTCCTGCTGATGTGTTTAAGTTTCGAGAAGCTCTTAAAGAAGAGTTTCAGACTATCTCTGGAGTGTTTGGCGTTTCTCGAGGTGAGCCACCTCCTGGAATTAAGGCAGGGGTCGCACTTCAATTCCTAAGCGAGCAAGAGTCTGAGCGATACAATGAGCTAGTGCTTAAATGGAACGAGTGTATCCGGCAGGTAGCTGAGCTTACGCTGTCTGTTGCTCATGACTATTACGATGATTCAGATGATCGAATGATCCGAGTTCTTGGGAAGAACAATGATTATATGACTCAGTTCTTCCGGGTTGCTGATCTTAACTCTGATTATGATATTCGGATTCAGAACTCTTCAGCACTTCCAAAGTCAGTAGCAGCAAGGACCCAGACTCTTCTCGATTTATCTGAGCGGTTTCCAGATAAGTTCACAGGCGAGCAAGTGATTGATATGCTTGATCTTGCACAGTCTGATAAGTTTGTAGATGCGGCTACTGTCGCAGTTAGGACGGCTGAGGCTGAGACTGAGAAGCTATTAGAAGCTACTCCGCAAGAAGCTGAAGCTATGAGTCCTCAGGAGTTTGAGAACCATTTAGTTCACTGGCGAATTCATACTAAGCAAATTCAGGAGTTTAGTTTTAAGTATAAGACTGCTCCGGATAAGCAAAAAAACTTAGTCGATCATGCATTTACTCATGAAATGTTTATGATTGAGCAAGCTAAGATCAACCCTAAGTTTGCACAGATGCTTTCACAGCTTGAACTCTTCCCGATGTTCTATAGGGTTAAAGCACCGGTTGAGCAGATTCCATCCCAAGCATTGATGGGACAAGCTGGCGCGATGCCACCTCAAGGAATGCCTTTACCGATCATGCCGCCAGCTAATCCTTTGCAGGCAACACCCCTACCAACTAATCCGGCTAAATCTCCAATCCCTGAGGCAGGTGCTCAGCCGGAAGCACCTCCTCTCGAAACTCAACTCATGGGCGCCCCTGGTCCTGTTGAGCCAACTCGTGGACGTTAATCAATGACAGAAATGCAATCGACTGCGGACGTATCTCAGCCTATCTCGCAAGGTGGAGGGGAGAGTCCCGTTTCTTGGGATCAATTAGAAAGTGTTGGTAACTTTAAGGCTGAGGTCGCTAAGTCAGAGGCTAAAGAAGAGCTTCAGGCAGAGCGAGCGGCTAAAAAGGAACTAGGGACCAGTAACGCAGATAAGGACACTGAGTCCTCCGAAAAGAAAGCTGATCGGAAGACTGATCCCAAGGAGCCAAAGGCTAAGACTGAGGCAGACACCGCAAATAAAGCCGAAGCTAAGAGGCTTAAGATCCAGCATGGAGAAGAAGCCTACGACCTTCCTCTGGAAGCTAAAGTTCCAGTCAAAATTGATGGAAAGGTTGAGCAAGTTAGTCTGTCAGAAGCTCTTGCCCGCTACTCGCAACAGAAGCATCTAGATAAAATCTACACGGATTATAAAAAAGAAAAAGCTGCGTTTGAACAAGAACGTGGCAAAATGAACAGCATGATGACTCAGGTGCATGATCTTCTTGTCAACAAGAAGGACATTCGCGGATTCATTGAAACTGTTGCTGAACCCTTGGGCCTCGACCCGACGCAGGTCTATCAAGATACTGTTCGTCAGCTTGAGAATAGCTTTGAGGAAGCACAATTGCTTTCCCCTGAAGAGAGGAAGGCAAAAACTCTTGAAGAAGAACTGTCATATTATCGTCGTAAGCAAGAAGAAGTGAAGACAAAGGCTAATGAAGCCAAATCGAGACAAGTTCTCGAAGCTCAAGTCGAGTCAGTTATTTCTCAAACTGGGATGGATAAAGCAGCGTTCGTTAAGAGTTATGATGAACTTATCAAGTTAGGATTTGAAGCAAGCACACTTAGTCCTGAACAAATCGGCTCATACTACCGGAATATGCAGACGATTAATCGGATTGAAACAAAGCTTACCGAAAAGAACCCTGAACTTGCACAAGATGGCGCACTTATTGAGAAACTTGCTAACTTAGCATTTCAAACTCAGGCAACCCCTGAAGAGATCGACCAAGTTATTGAGCAGCTTTATACAAGTGAAGCCGAACAGAAATTGTCTAAAAAGATCAATAAGTCGATTCGCAAGAATCAGTCTGAAACTCCCGTCAAGAACCCAAGTAAAGACTTGATGTTCTTTGATGAACTTTAAAAGGAATAAACAATGGCTCAGTTTAATCTGACGACCGCAACTAATCTCTTTAAAATCAAGTATGGTAAGCTCTCTGAGAATACCTATAACTCGGCAAATGTTCTCCTTGCTCGCGCCAAGAAGTCTTTTGATTTCACTGGTAAGCGCATGGACATTGCTGTTCCGACCTCGTTCGCAGGTGGCGTGGGCTCTGGCTCGCTCCCAACTCCGAACTATGCAGCAATCCAGGATGCACAGATTACGGCTAAGAAGATGTACTCTGTGATCCAGATTGACCGT